GACCAAGATGCCCGAGTGGTTAGGCGTGGTGGGGTGGTTGACAGGACTAGAACAGTCCTTCAGACTTCCATCACGCTCAAATCGCAAATTAAGCGTAAGGCAGCCCCCCTGCCGCGTCAAGCCCCCGCCAACCGGGGGTTTTTCGTTTCTAGCGTCCACTAACGTCCTTTAGGCGCTTTGACTAGCCCAGCCTTGTACTGCCACACCCTTTGCTGCGGCACTTTGCCGTTCCGTATCCAACGGGATACGGCAGGCGCTGTAACCTTGAACGCTCTGGCAATTCCTGCGGGAGAACCAAAAACTTTTAATGCTGTTTGTATGTCCATTTTTGTATGTTAACTTGGGTTACGCTTTGCTGCAATCAGAAACTACATAGCGAAATATGTACCTATCTGCTATTGACGGATACTTAACTTGTGTTAACATAGCACCGTAGATAGTAATTAACCATAGAGAGGTTGATATGAAAGAGTCAGTCATTAAGTATTCGCCTTGGGGCGCTGTTCAACAGCAAAAAGTGTTAGCCCCCGGCATTGTTCAAGTGTTTACGGCTGGTCACGGCGGCATCTGGTTGTCGCCCGAACGTCAATCGCAATTGCCCGAGTGGGCCAAACAGATCGCCAGTTCGTATGCCCCCAAACCGCAATGGTGGGAGGAAGATTGCGAAATGGCAGTCCCGATGCTGGTGTTTTATAGCGAAGTCCACCAGCACTTTAGCTGTTCGCGCGAAGCGTTAGAGCGGGAAATAAAAATGTTTGAATATTTGCGTTTTCCTGCTAAATCCGCTTGACAAATGTATTAACCTTGGTAAACTAGCGTTGTTGATTTTGATACCACAGAGAGGTATTTGAGATGAAGAAAGAACGACATATCCCGGCCAGCTACTCGCTGCATTACATTCACGAAGCCACGGAGTTTGTGGTTTACACCCACGAAGTGCGCGGCAAGATCGTTGCGATGGCGTTTGCCGGTAAAGCGACCAAGCCGTTATGGCATTACATATTTGGTTCTGCTGAACGGTTAGCCGAGAAAATCAAATCGCAAGTAGAAAGCCTAGAGGCTCACAAAGCGATGGTAGCCGAGCGACGCAAGGCCCGATCTGCGCCTCACAAATTGGTTGGCGGCGAGGTGTTTAGAACCAGTTGGGGTTACGAGCAAACCAATGTTGAGTACTACGAGGTTGTGGGTGTTCGCGGCCAAACGGTTGAGCTGCGGGAAATTGCCCAGAGTCGCGAAGAAGAAGGGTACTTGTGCGGCAAAACCAAGCCGATGCCCGGTATGTTCATTGGCGAGGCGTTTTTAAGACGAGTCAGCATGGTGGGTGGCTCACTAAGCGTGAAGATTCACCAGAGTGCGACAGCGTACTACGAGCAGCCAATTGTGATGTCTAGCGGCAAGCCGGTTTACAAAGAGCGTTATTGGAGTTCGTACTATTGATTTGTTTGTTAACTCTGGTAAAATGCAATCGTTGATAGACACAACGCATCCACAGACAGGAGCAACGCAATGAAAACCATTAGCCAGTTAGAAACGGAAATGCTGCAAGCCCGGAAAGTATGGAACGCAGCGTGGCAAACAGCGCGAGGTTTACGCGCACCAAACGCCCCGGCTTTTCAAGATTCTTACAACAAATATGTAGCAGCACAAAAAGTTTCCGATAACGCATGGTTGGCTTACAGCACTCTTAAAGCCAAGTTTGATAGCACAATTTCCGGTTAAAATATCCCACGTTGATAGACACAACATAGGAGCAACAGATATGCCTCGCAAAGACACATTCCACGGTTTCGGTACGTTCTACGCCCTCGGCAACAAGTTTGAGGTGCGCGTGGAGTACACCCAAGACCTAGATGGCGGCATCATCCTTGAGGCTGCCGACCTAATTGGCATCTTCTTGGACAACGACAAGGTTGCCGCATCGCTTAACCACGACATCAAGCTAGACATTTGCGACCTCGGCGCAGATGCCATCTTTGAGCTTGAGGAAATCGCTACCCGCGATGCCGAGCAGAACGGCCCTTGGGGTGACGACCTATGAGCCGCTGGTTACCCCAAGCCATCCTGCTTGTAGTGCTATATGCCACAGCAGCCATTCTTGATCCGTGCGGCGATGGTGGCTGCACCCCGGCAGAGGAGCGAGCTAGCCATGCACGATGACGATATGACTTGGTGGCATCACCAAGACCAACTGATGCAAGAACTAGAAGAACAAGAACGCATAGACGCTTGCAACAAGGCTTTGGCCGAACTGATGGCCGTCATTAACGAACAACTGGAGAAGGTCAATGAGCGAACTGCTCAAAATTAACGTCAACGATCACGTTGAGAAGAAAGGCAACCTGTCGTACCTGTCATGGGCGTGGGCGTGGGCTGAAGTCCTCAAGATTGACCCCGCTGCCCGTTACACCGTGCATGAGTACGAGGGCGGTATGCCGGTGTGCTATCTCAAGAACAACACGGCGATGGTCAAGGTTAGCGTAGAGATTAAGGGCGACATCAAAACTTGCCTGCTCCCCGTCATGGACAACCGTAACCGCAGCGTTGTTGACCCCGATTCCTTCGCGGTCAACACGGCCATCATGCGTTGCCTGACTAAGTGCATCGCGCTGCACGGGCTTGGCCTGTACATTTTTAGCGGCGAGGACTTGCCTGAAGGGTCAGCGCCGCAGGTTGACCCCGATCTGGTCGCGCTGATTAACGGGGCGGTGTCGGTGGAAGAACTGACCAAGTTGTTTAAGCGCCTGACCAAAGAGCAGCGCATGACACACATTGACCAGTTTACCGCCCGCAAGAAAGAACTGACCGGCCCGGAGGCGGCATGAAAAAAGATAAACGCGAACGATATTGCGTAAATTGCTTTCATTTTGTGCAACACGCAGACCATGATTTTGATGGGTTTTGTGCGTTTGCATGGCCGCCTTACATGGAAAGAAAACGACAGTCGGTTAGCGCATACGACTCTTGCAGTTTGTATGACGAATTAGAAGAAAACGACATAGATATTGAGTTTGTGGAGGAATAATGGAACAACGCACCGATGACTGGTTCGCAGCACGGCTAGGCAAGGTCACCGCTTCTCGCGTGGCTGATGTGGTCGCCAAAACCAAGAGCGGCTACAGCGCCTCGCGCGACAACTACATGGCTGACCTGATCGTGGAACGGCTGACCGGCCAAAAGGCCGCAGGATTCAGCAGCGCCGCAATGGAGTGGGGCGTAGAGCAAGAGCCGCTGGCTAGAGCCGCCTACAGCGCCCGCACAGGCGAATTAGTGGAGGAGGTGGGCTTCATAGACCACCCGGCGATAGCCATGTCAGGCGCGTCTCCAGACGGTTTGGTGGGCGACGGCTGCGTGGAGTTTAAGTGTCCCAACACCGCAACCCATCTGGAGTACCTGTTAGCCGGTAAGCCGCCCGAAAAGTATGTGACGCAGATGCAATGGCAGATGGCCTGCACAAACCGACCGTGGTGCGATTTTGCGAGCTACGACAGTCGCTTACCCGAGCATCTGCAAATGCTGATCGTGCGGGTTCCGCGTGACGATAAACGCATTGCCGAATTGGAGGACGAGGTACGCAAGTTCCTCGCAGAACTAGACGAGAAAGTTACCAAACTGAAGGAGCTGAAGCTGTGAATTACGACCCGAACATGAAAGGCGTCCTATTTAAGAACAATAAGGACGGCAACGAGAAACGCCCCGATTACCGTGGCTCGGCAGTCATCAACAACGTGGACTACAACCTGTCGGCTTGGATCAAATCCTCGCAAAAGACAGGCGACAAATACATGAGCATTAAGATTGAACCTAAGGGTGAGGGCAAGTTGTCGCGGCAAGGCGAGCCGCAGCACCAAGCCACAAAAAAGCCCGAGATAACAGAGAAGAATTGGGATGACCTTGACACCCCATTCTGACTTTGAGGCGAGGTTTAGGGCGAGTCGCCCGGCAGAGATTGTCGTGGCGACTTACCTTCTGAACATCGGGCATACGGTGACGCTGCCCAAACGTCGGATCGCCAAGGACTTTGCCGACCGGGCAGAGTACGCCGACAAGGGCGATATTTACGCCTCGGGCAAGCGGATAGAGGTAAAGCACATTAAGCACGATTTCGGGTATCAGGCGTGGCCGTTTGAGACTGCCGCTATCTGTGCCAAGAAGTCGTTTGATGCTGCCGATCCTCGCCCTGACTACTACTACATCGTTAACGCCAGCATGACCGTAGCGGCGCTGGTAGATGTTGCGACGACGTTCCCCGATTGGGTGGTGCGACGCATCACCGATAAGGAGCGCGGCTACGATTATGACGTATACGCCGTTAAGCCCGAATACCTCGGTTGGCGGTACATAGACTTTGAGGAGCGGCTATGAAGGTATTTATCGGCTGGGACAGCCGCGAGGACATCGCGTATCAGGTGTGCCGTAAAAGCATCCTCAAGCACTCTAGCGTTGAGGTGGACATCCAACCCATCAAACAGTCAGAACTTCGGGAGCGTGGCCTTTATTGGCGAGAGACTGATCCGCTGTCGTCTACGGAGTTTTCCTTTACCCGATTCCTGACGCCGTATCTCAACGGATACACCGGCTGGGCGGTATTTGTGGACTGCGATTTTCTTTTCCGGGGGGACATTGCGGGACTGCTGGACTACGCCGACGGGGCAAAAGCCTGCTTTCTTGTAAAGCACGACTACAGGCCGACGGAAACCGTCAAGA